CCGCCGCGGGAGGGGAATTTTCGAAAAAATCAAGTTTTTCGATTTGCTTTTCCCGAAACGCGGATTATAGTATAAAACATCACGAGGCGTGGTAGCCAAGAGGTTAGGCAGCGGTCTGCAAAATCGCTCAGACCGGTTCGATTCCGGTCCACGCCTCCAATTTTTTTTGCCCTCGCAAAACTGTTTCACACTAGCTGTTTATGATTCAATGTATGTTTCATCCGTGCAGTCTTGTCTACCCTTTCCTTCTACCACAGTATCTACCTGGTTGGCCATTTGTGTCTCCTGTATCTGAGGCAGCAGGTTTGGAATACGCTTGATCGCGTTTGATAACGCTTTATTGGCGTGGTTGTAAATTTGGTTGGTCTTGACGTTACTGTGGCCTGTAAGACGCAGACGGATTCCAAGATCAACATTCCTCTCGATCAATAGGGTATTGAAGGTGTGACGGAAACTGTGGAAATCCACAATATCCTTATCCTGCTTCCGCTGGATACCGAGCGCCCGCAGTAATTCTCCAAAATATTTGCTTGGAGTCTTACTTAAATATTCCTGCACCAGTTCAGGAAACAGATAGCCTGTCGAGTAGCGCTTTCGACGCGATTCCAGAATCGGGGCAAGATCAGGGTGGATTGCCGTAAGAGTTTCAGAGCCATACCGGGAAAGCTTTCGCACCTCACGGCAGATAAAATTACCTTTGATCTCTTCTGCCCGCAGCGTACAGCAGTCCCCGAAGCGCATTCCAGTGTACAGAGAAAGCGCGCTTATTGCATACCATTCCCCATCAGGAGGAAGCGCCTCAAAGATTCGGATGATCTCGTCACGGGTGAAACAGCGATGGGTTCTGCGCTCCGGTCGCGGTACGTACATATCCTCGAACGGGTTGTCAGGCAACCCAAGAGGACGACGAATACGAGAGAAGACGCTTTGCAGGGCTGTTTTATGCAGAAGGATCGTCCCACCCGCCAGTTTTCCCTTCAAACTGTTGATGTAAGCAACAGCGTCCTCATAGGTAAACTGCTCCACACATTCAACTTTGCCTTTGACGAATTTGCAGAGACTTTTCCAGCACACGTTGACTCGTGCGTAACTGCTATCCTTCATTGCTTTTGTTCGCGGATCATTCAAATATACCCGCCATGCGTCATCGAAAGCCGTTTTCTGCTGCACCAGTACAGCGCTAGCAGCCATTGCCCGCTCGACAATCAGGTCTTTTATATCCCGGCGTTCCTTCTGCTGCGCCACAAGCCCGCGGCTGGCTTCAATTTCCTTCAGGATCGCCTCCGCTTCCTTCCGGTCCCGCTTCTTAGTAGAACGCCAAACCTTTTTCTTCTTTCCGTCCGGTCCCGTCACGCTGTCCACAAGGTACCAGACGCCACTTTCATTTTTCTGTACAAGATACATAGGTCATCGTGCCTCCATTACGCAAAAGCAACACGGAAGGGTGTTTTAGTGTGGCGGCGCTGCCGCAGTTTTAGCACCCTCCCGGCTGCTTGATTATTCGTCGATCAGAATCCTGCGGCGGCCATTGCCGTTTTCACCCGTTCGGCGATTCCTTTAAGCCGGGCGTTCTCTTCCCGAAGGCATTCCAGTTCATCCAGCATTGCGCTGTATTGCTTGCGGAACTTCTGATACTCTTCGATCAGATCATCAATCTTCGGAAACAATGTGGTAATCGGTTCAACTTTTACCGGGACACTTACAGATTCATCCGCAGCAGCGTCAAGAAACCGCAGGAAATTTCCCCATTCAGCCGAGCGATTATTCCAAACAGGCGCTTGAGCTGCATGTGCGGCCAGTGCGTTCAAGCCGTCCCGATTCAGCCACAAGGCAAACCTACCATGCCCGCATGCTGGCTCAGCAATCACGTTTTCAGGATGACGTTGTGCAATCTGGTTTGCATAAGGCGAGGACGTATGCCAGTAGCCTAATGTTCTCAGCACATCCGCAAGCTTATAAAACACATCCCCGTTTTCGTTTACCTGCGTCCGAATCTTTTTTCCGTTAAATTTACACATGATTCCGTTCTCCTTTTTAGTCGTTGTTGTTGTTATTGACATTGTACGTCTGATTTAATTTCTTGGCAATCTCTGCAATCTTGTTTTCCCGGCACCATTCGACCAGCTCGTTAAAGCGGCGGGCGCGTTCGGCAATCATTTCGGGCGTTTCAAACCATTCCATAACGTGTTCCTTTCATTTTGTTTTTGGTGGTTAATCGACTTTATGGAGCGTCCCGGAAAAGCTCCGGGACGCTCGAAAAGGCGGTTAACGAGTTAATAAGAATTCAAGCCCATGGATTACAGCCTGAAGAGTGCGCGTCGCTGCAATATCGGCTCGCTCATCAGCCAATAGCCACATTGTATCTGCAAGCCTGTGTGCGTCTCGGAGCTTTTTCGCCAGCTCCATTTGGGCCTCCACATATTGCTCCGCCCGTCTTGCTTTCCAGTCACCCAGCGGGATAATAATGTTTTTGTTATCATTATCCATTTTTGTTTCTCCCTTTATTTTGTGGTGATTACAGCGGCGATAATCGCGGCCCAAAAAGCCAAGGGCGCGATTGAATATTTTAACCAATATCCAACGGTTTTCATTCGGCGGCCCCCTCAACCAGTGCTGAATACAGTTCCCTGATATTCTGCATTGGGATTTTATGACAGCCTATCTGCACATATCCGGCCGTCATCTCCCGAAGTGTATACGGCCCGATATGCTGACCGGCGTGAATCCGTCCGGCTTTCCATGCTTTCAGCAGCGCTCGGACGGTACGGCAATCCATAGAAACCCCTTGCGTCGTAATCACCCGATCCTCGTTTTCCGGTACGACGAATGAAAGATTGTTTAACGGATTCAGCACGGTACGTAATGCCGATCTGATATCATGGGAGATATCCGGCCTGAAGCGCGTCCAGTACGCAACCCGGATTTTCGCCAGGTACGGCAGGTCCCGTACCGGCTCCAGCAGTGCGGCGCATTTCCGCTTTTCCGCAGCGGCCTTGCGTTTTGCGGCCGCTTCACGTTTGGCGGCCAGTCCGGAAATAAGGTCATTGCGTTTTTTGCGGTCTTCCGTTTCGTTGGCAATCACGGCCAGCTCTTCAATTTTTCGAAGTACCTTTTTAGCCGGGCGCTTCGGAGCTACGAGCTCTAAAAAGCTAGAGAAATTATGGTAGGCCCGGAGGAAAGCGCGGCGGCTTTCGGCGTATTTCAACTGGTCAATTTTCCAGTTGGAAAGGCGGTCGATGAATCGCTGTAACAAATCGGCGATACAGTTTTCACGCTTGTACCACACATCCCCCCATTCGAACGGCACCCGGATAATATGGCCGCTCGTGTAAGGGCAGGCGGCGCGCAATGCGCTTAAATGCGCGCTTGTGGTATTGCTGAAAGAGCTATCCGCTATCAACAATACCGGGCGGCCGTCTTTTCCCGGCGTTTTGATACCGATTGTTGTGTTGTAGGATTTGAACGTCCAGCTATAGAAACTTGTGTTAGATTTAGCGCGGCCGCTTTCGTCTTCACCCGAATAAAAAAACTTGTGAAAAATTGTGGTATCGAGTTTCATTTTGCATTACTCCCATGTATATTAGGTTAGGGTTAGGCCCGCTGTAATGGCGGGCGGTTACTTAAGCCGTCTGAAGTGTACGAGACTTCAGGCGGTTTTTTTTTCTCACTTCTTCAGACAACGGATATACGCGATTTGCGTATCATTGCCGTACTGGACGCCGTGGTTCAATGTTGCGGAACTCAACGTCGTTCCCGGTCCAGCTCGTCAAAGCGTCCTTTCAATGTTTACTTTCATGCCTGTTTCCTCTTTTGTTTGTTTGTTATTGTTTGCTGCTGCTAATCTCAGATATTCTATGTAAACCGTTGATTCTTCAACGGTCTACCTAGAATCCCTGATATCGCATTGTATCTGTCACATACTACCGGGACACGGCGCGCGCGGCGGCGTCTTTGATGACTGGCAAGGTCTTCCGTGGATTAGATTTTCAAACAACCCCCGTTGACTTGTGAAACCGTGTGGTTTTCCGTGTCAACGCTTATAGTATATCACAAGAAAAATTAATTGTCAATAGTAAATCATGAGAAAAATCAAAAATATTTGCGATTCCCTTTCTTGTTGCTTGCGATTTGACTTATTTACTTATCGCGTTATATTATGAATAACAAGGAATTAGTTATGAAATTACAAGACGATCAAATAAAAACACTAGAAATAGCCATAGCTCGATATGGTAAGGCGTATGTACGGGAGTTTTTCGGAATAACGCAAGCCGCACTATATGGCGCAACTCATGGTTTACAAGGTTTAAAGTCTGCAAATCTGGTTAAGCTCGATCAATTAAAAGCCCAAATGGCGGCTAAGGATTCATCCGCCCCGATTGAATCCGATGTATCCGCAGAGCGTCAATTAATCGCCGCATGGCTGCAAGAGCTCTCCAGGGACGAGTTGACAAGGGTTATTGCGTTCATTGCGGAGATTCGAGCGGGAAAAGCGGGTGAAAGTGAATCAGGGAAACTATAATCTTGAATGGGATAATTCAATAGTGGATAGTTAGGCACCTAGCAACTCGCAAAAAAAATCCTATTTGAAAAGAATAGGACGTGAAACGATTTCATGAAAAAGGGAAGACGGAAACGATTAAGAGCGACGGTAGAGCCGCTGGTGGTTGCAAGTAATGGATTAAAGATCATTCAATCGTTTGAATAAAGAGTAAACACCCTTGCAGGTAGAACGCTGGTAGAGTTTGGTTTAGCTTTTATCCTCATTATCAACGACTTATGCGCGATTCTGAACAACGCTTCTCTGAATTCCAGAGTCAATTGTTCATATGTTTGTGAATGATCAATGCCACATTTCACAGGGCCACGGGGGGAAGCGGGCAATCGATCATCGATATATGAGGTCGCAAATTTTTTACCGGATTTTCAGAACAACGGACGGGAACTTTGCCATTCAATGGTAGAAACGTCCTGCTTTAATCTTTGTATATCCAACTCTATGCTGGAAACGTCTGACTGTAAGTAATGTATATTTCGCTCTAAGGATGATAAATACGATGCTAATGATTCACCTAAACTTAAATTAAGAAGTTCGTCTTTTATTTTCAGAATGTCCTGTTTCATCTGGTGGATTGAGTAGTAACTGTAATCAGGTATCCCGTTTTCCGATATGCCTATCTCCTCCTTAATATTCTGTATCTGCTTAGCCAGTGTAGCATCTGTTCTGACCATTATTTCGATGGTTTTCTGATGCCTGTTGGATGTGTTCATCAATGTTACGATATCCGCCTTCGGAACTTGAAGCTCCTTTATTTTTTTATCAAAATCTACACGCACTTGCCGCAGGTATAACTCGTACTGCATAAGGGTGTTGCTACTTTTACGCTCGCAGGCATCAATCCTGCGGATTGCTTCAACGTACATGCAGGCTACAACCACTAACCCTAAACACGCAACACATAACAACAAAATACAGACTGTAAGTTTTTTCCTTACTTTTAACAGTGTTTCTTCTTTATGATTTACCTCTACTGCATCTGTTGATTTATTTTGCTCTGCCTTCTGGTATAATGGCGCATCTTCTGTATTTGCAGGAGCGGCAACCGAGTCTTCCTTCTCCGAATCATCAGCAGATTTGTGCTGATCTTGTAACTCGTCCATCCAGACATTTTCGGTATCTCCCCTGTCCTCAATATTTCCGCTGAGCTCCCCCTCGACGACTTCAATGTCGGCGATAGCCGCTTCAAGTATGTGATCAAGGTTGTGCAGAGTCACTCTGCATTTATCCAGCGGAACTTTGAAACATCCGGTTCGGGTTGTGAAATATTGGTATCCCCCGTATTGACCTGTAAGCGTTATCTTGTCACAGAAATACTTTGCCATTTGAGGTGCCTCTGTTTAACCGTTTGATCATTTCACCTCTAAAGTAATTGCAGTTTTGTCATAAGTCAAGCAATACAAACATGGATTTCCATTGTTCTCTGTCGATATTGTTGCTTTTATTCATAGGATTATTATCTCCAATTTATCTCTAGTTTATTCTTAAGTTTTAACTATAGATATTGAGTTTATATTCATTAGCGGCAGAAAAGCCAGAGCCCCCCTCCCCCAAATCGATCCATCAGACGGATCAGCAGGGAAGGAGGCAGCTCCAATGATTGATGAGTTCAAATTCATTGAGCTGGCGAAAAGCAGAGCCCCCCAGAGACGAAAACATGGAGACGATCCCCGGAAAAACCATATGACAGGAATTTCGGTTCTCTCTCCATGTGGTGGCAGGTAAATGTGCAATGATTTCGGGATCAATGATTTAAGTTGAAATTGCGTGTTTTTTGCCTTGTTCGGAATTTCCCTGAAATCATATGCTTTGTCCAGAGATGAGGTGTTGCACTGGGATGATGCCGGGGCTGATCCGTGAGGCCGATCATGTTTATTTGATAAAAAAGGCCCCTCTGAGCTGCGAAAGCATTTTCCCGGTTCATCACCAGGGGAAGATGCTGATCGCAATCAGAGGGGCCTTGGAATGCAAATAAAGGCTATTGCATGTTAGTTAAAAGAATCTGCGGTTCGTTCCAGAGTCCGATGCCCTGGCCGGATCGAACAACGTGAAGGCGTCGGGGCTGCTGGCGAATTCGATGAAATCCTCCAGAATCTTCGTCTGCTGTTCCTCCTCCAGCTCCCTCGCGCGGCGGTCGGCGTCCTGGGCAACCGCATCTACCCAGTAGGCGCAGGCCATTGCAAGTGCGTCCAGCCGGTCATCGTGCTTCAGCGCCCCGCGCTCTTTCGTAATCCGGGTCATCTGGTAGAAGAGGTTGTATACCAGCGTATCGTCGGAGTCCCCGTTGAGCGCCGCCGCAACCTCCCGTTCCACCAGGCTTTGATCGACGATCAGGCGGTGCGAATTCATCAGCGGCTCAAGCGTGTCGATGATCCGCAGCTCCTTCTGCTTCGAGTGTTTCACCTCTTCGATCCTGCATGGATGGATTTTCGCCATGACCGGTTCCAGCAGCTTCGTGAACATGCCGTCGCCGAAGTTCGCCTCTACGATCACGTGATTGACTCCGTGCTGTTTCGCCTTGTTCGCCAGAGCGGCGAGGGTTTTCCCTTCGTAGCCCCCCTTGGAACCGCCGCAGTCCATAACGTACAGATTCCCGTGCAGCTCCTTGACGATTGCGTAAGTCGTTTCGTCCGTACCACGACCGGAACTGTCGATACTCATGACGCATCCGTCGTACTTCACCCACTCCGGGCTTCGGTAACAGGCGGTATACCAGCGGTCTCCGGCGAACCCGATGCCGGGAATGTCCTTCAGCAGGCACTCCTTGATCGAGGCCCATTGAAGCCGGACCGGGGCGATCTCCGGATTCAGCGGGAGCACGATCAGATCGGAGGTTTTCAGCGGATAGCGGTCGGCGTCCGAAAGCGTCGTGTCGAGCATGAACTGGAGCATGAAATTGCTTCGGCCCATCTGCATCTCCTTTTCGCGCAGGACCGCATCGGTGAACCGCGCGGGATCGGTCGGAGTCCAGGCCGGAACGCCCTGTTCGATCATCTCCAGGATCGAGGGGGCCAGCGCCCCGTTGTAGATGTCAATCTTGTCCGCTGACGGCACCCGCCCCGGCCAGTACCTCGGCGCATAACCGCGTTTCGCCAGCTCCCGGTAGATCGTTTCGATGCTCTGCGGAGTTCCGAGGAACGCCACGCGGCCGTGCGGTTTCAGGACCGACACAAACTCCGTCACCAGATGTAGCAGCTTTTCCCGCTGGTCAGCCGTGAGGGAGTTCGTGATCGTCTCGATGTCATCCGCAACGATGAGGTCGGCGCGGGAACCGGTGATCTGCCCGGTGATGCCTACCGATTTGACGGACGGGGCCTGACTGATCTTCGCTCCGTTCACGTCCCACGCCTGCACGGAGTCGCGCTGGTCGGCCCTCGGGCGCAGGTGTTGCAGCAGCGGCATCTCCATGATCAGCCGTTTTGAAAAGGTCGAGAACTCCAACGCTTTGCTTCCGGAGGCCGATACGACCATGACATTGATGGTCGGGTCGTTCCAGAGGCACCACAGCACGAAAGCCGCCGTGATCCAGCTCTTGCCTTCTCCGCGCATCGCATGAATCGTGATGTGCTTCCCGCCGAACTGGAGATAATCCGCAATTTCGATCTGCGTCTGCGTCGGCATCGGCAGCCCGAGGTGCGACCAGACCAGCGCCAGAAAGCAGCGGAATCGCTTCCGCGCCAGTTGGATGATCTGATCTTCACTGAGAGGCTCCTCGGTATTTTGCGCCACCTGTTTCATCCGTTACCGACATCCCGGTGGAAGATTCCCATCGCCTCGGCATCGGCCTGATTGAAGGCCCCGAGCAGATTCGCATGGGGAGTTCCCTCCTCGAAGCTCGCCGTGATCGCGTTGTCCTTCAGGAACTTCGTGATCGCGTTGATCTCGGCCGGGGAGAGCGGTTCATCGCTCCTGAGCCGCGCGAGCAGCTTCTCGGCGGTCAGGGTGTGAATCAACGCCAGCATCTCTTCGCTGGCGCGTTCGGGTCTCTTGTCTGCCATAAAACTCCTTTTCTATGTTCACAGGAACGATTCCTGTTTTTTATTCATCTCCATCCTCTTCGACTCGGTAGCTGCGGATGTCCTTCCACGATTCCGCCAGCGTCCTTGCGCCGCGCGGAGTCGAGGAGAGCCTGGCGAGCAGCCGTTTCTTCCGGTCAAGCACCCGTGTCCGCAACTCCGGATTGCGAGCAAGCACCATCCGTTTCGCCCCGTCCCGGTAGCGGTTGATCAGATTGCGCAGCGACTTGATCCGCATGGAATCGTTCATGTTCGCGTATGCCTTACCGGTAATGAACCGATGCAGTCCCTCTGAAATACCGAGCTCCTTCAGCGCCAGCTTGAACTGGCGGTTCTCCCCGCTGTCGATCTCTTCACCGAGAATCCGCTTCAGGTTGTCTTTCGGGAACAGGCTGTATTTGGCGAGCTCCATGCGAACCGGGTCTCCCGTGCGCTCAGTCACCGTGCGGATGCCGAGGATCAGCGCAAGCGGCGTCTTTTCGGTCACGACCGGTTCCCCGAACATGTCCACTTTATCCGGGAAGTTCCCCCGGAGCACCGTAGCGGCCAGAACCCTGTCCAGAAATCCGCGAAGTTCCTTCTGCTCCGGAGAGAGGACGATATTGACGCTGCGCTGCAATCCGATGAACGGCACAATGGCCTGAATCTGCTGCGCGGCGTAAGGTTCGAAGTAGCGCTTCGGGTCCCCGACCAGGTCGGAGAGGTCGGTCAATCCCTGCATGTAGGTCTTGTTCAGCAGATTGTTGGCCAGGACGGTTATGCCCGCGCCGATGATTGCGTCGGCGTCTTCGCTGGAACAGTAACGGACCAGGGACAGGCTGTCGGCCGTGATGCCGAGAAAGCTGCCGATCGGATCGAGACGATTGTAGCTGTACCATTTTCCGCCGATGTTGACTGAGTATTCCGGAATGCCTGCCGCAAACAGGCTCTCCCGCTCCTCCTTATCATGCGCTCCGGTCAGCTTGCCCGAACAGTAGAGCGAAGCGCCCGTCGCATACATGGCTCCGCCTGTGATCATGCGGGCCTGAAGAACTGTGAACTGTTCCTGCGCCCGCGCTTTGGTCACCGGGTCGGCGGCGTCCAGCATACGGCGCAGCGTCTGGTACTCCTTCCTCCATTGTCCGAAGAGCGGCGTCCGCTGCCAGACCGTATCGAGGATGTTCACCGGGGTTTTGATGAACGGCGTGACGAATGCCTTGATGATCTGCGGCACGACCTTCTCGCGGTTCAGCAGCCGCACCATCCCGGCCGCCATCCCATCCGGGTCCAGCGGGTGTTTGAAGGTGGCCGCACGGGCCGAATCGATGGCGCGGGTGTGGAACCTGCCGAGCAGCTTCAACAGGTCGGGGCTCATGCGGATGGAATCCGGAATCCTGCCGTCGCGGGCGTAGGTAAGTACGGCCTGCCGCATCCGCTTTTCGAACTGCTGCATGACCTGCGGGCTCATGCCCTCGGAGAGCGCGTGTTGCCTGAGCTCACGGGAGAGCGCTGAAGTGTAGGCCATGTCGGTCGCCGCCCGGTCCATAACACCCATGACGCCGAAGCTCGGAGCCCGCCATGCCTTGCCGACGAAATCCAGCAGCGTACCGCCGAATGATTTCTCATCCAGCCCCCAATATTTCGCGGAGACGGCCGGAGTGAGTCCCTCCGCCTTCATGCGGTCCACCGGGTCCAGCGGGCGCATACCGCGCTTCTCTGTCTGCTCGATGAAATGCACGAGCGCATGGAGTGTGCCACCCTGTTCTTTGAGCTCACGGAAGGAGGAACCCGCCATTCTGCGGGAGCGGCCGAAGTCCTTCCACATCAGCCGAAGACCATCGAAACTGTGGGCGATTCCGCTGAACACGGAAGAGAGGCGCACCCGGTTTCGCTCGCCTTTCAGCGCTCCCCACCCGGCCGCGACAAGCTGGTCGAACCCATCCCGCAGCGCCCAATTCAGCAAATTTCCCATGACGTTGACTCCCTGTGTGGCGACGCCGGAAAGGATGTTCGCCGTGCGAAGTTCGCCGATGGTCTTCATCGCCTTCGCCTGATAGCTTACCGCTTCTTTCTTCGCTTTCATGAGGTTGCGCAGAAAGTGATCCGGATCGGATTTGGCGAGGCGATCAAGTTCTTTCGCCAGCTCCAGCGCGTTCGCCCTGCCGCCCGTCGCATCGAGGTTGTCCCGCAGCATGCGACGCAGAACCGGGCCGTCCTCCCCGGAGGAGAGGGCTTCGCCGGAAAGCTCGCGCAAACTGCGGTAAACTTTCCCGTCCGCAATGATCACCCGGTGCGCCGTGACGACCCGTGCGGAGTTCCTGCGGAAATCCAGCACCGCCTCGGTCAGCTCGCGCAGCTCGTCGGCCAGTTCGAGAAACTGCTGTACCGACAACGGGTCGGCTCCGTCGTCGGCCAGCACCTTCCGGGCCAGCGTCAGCAACTCCCGCGACCGCCGCTCGGCTGCCGCCCTGC